CGTAAGTTTCGTTGTGCAGTTGGACAACGAGCAGGTAGAGTAGTTGCCGATCCTAGTCAGTGTAGTGCTCCAATTGATATTAAAAAGCGCATGAATCTTAAAAAGACTAAAGCAAAAATGGGTGCACGAATGGCTCGTAAAGCACAAAAAACTAAAAAGTTTAATCCGGCAAGTAAAGCATTAAAGCGTTTAAATAGGTGACTATTATGAAAGTACGTGATATAGTAGAATATAGTATGCAAGATGAGCCAAGTTATGGCACTAGTCGTGCTGCAGTTAGAAAACAAGGCACAGATGCTGCAAATGCAAACCGTCGTGCTAACAATCAAGCACGTAATGCAAATGACGAAATGAATGTTAAAGCACAACAACAATATCACAAAGATAAAAGAGTTGCTAAAAGAGTTGCAACAGGTATTCCTGTCAGAGCAATGCAGCCACAAACTCCAGGTAGTCCGGAGGAGCAACAACAATGAAAGCAATAGTTACCAAAGGTGGATTTCCGACATTTATTAATTCCAGAGAAAGTAAGTTTTTAGAAACACATTTCACTGAAGATAAATTATTAGAGCAAAAAGGTTTAAGCGAGCGTGAAGCATATATTGCACAAAACCTTGTACATCGTGGCGTACTAGACAAAGTTGTTGAATGTGGTGCTGCCAGTTATAAACTTAATATTAATAATTACGGAAAGAGCTAATCATGGATCCTCAAACAAAAGCGATGCACGACATCTTGTCTAAGTTGCAGTCTGCAAATCCTAAACTTATGAATGAAAAAGTTGAAACAGTTTATCATCAATTAACTGAAGCAGCAGATGCTGACGTAGATTTAAAAGTTGCAATGAACAGTAAAATTGAAGAGTCTAGTGTTACAGTACAAAATTATAGAATTGATGTTGTATTAAACGAATTTGCCGGACGTGAAAAACGTTTTTATAATATAGTCGAATCAAATACAAACCGTATAATACATCAAGAACTAGCATTGTTTGAAACAGCAATGGCTATTGTTAAAAAATATATGACAGGAAAAAGTGGTGTAAGTGAATTACAGCATTTCGATATGCAGTATGCTACAGCACTTGAAGAAGTTTGGACACAAAACAATAGAGTCAAACGTGGAATCAATGAAGATATTGCACTAGCAAAAGCAAGCGATGCAAAACGCAAAGTAGCAGAAGCGAAGCGTAAAATCTTGCAAAGACTATAAATATACTATATAACTAGGGAATTAGGAAAATGTATTTAAATGATTTAAACTCAGCATCTCATAATGTTGATAAAATCAATAAAGTGTTGGCTAACACATTTGGCCACTCAGTTGATATCAGCGAAATGAGCACAAATTCATTAGAGCGTATGCTAAACGTTACTGATGCAAAGATTACACAAATTAAAGAAAGTGATTTAACATATTGGGAAAATCCACAGTATAATAAATTACATTTAATTTCACATTCATTGAGAACATATATTAATGAAGTAGCACCTGTTAGATCAGCAGGCACAGTGAAAACAAAAGTTAAAGAAGCAGCAGACTTAGAACAAGCAGAAGTATTGCTAGCAGCCAGAGAAATGGTTGACAAAGTACAAAAGATGGTAGAAGACTTAGCAGAAATGCAAGTACAAGAACTTATGCCAATTGTTGATGCAATGAAAGAGCAAATTGGCTTTGAAACTGCAGAAGCATTTAATACTGCAGCAGAAGCAGCACTTGGTGCGTTCTTAGATCAAGCAAAAGCAGCAAAAGAAGCAATGGAAAATGCTACACTAGCAGCAAGCGGACAAGCACCTGCAACACCTATGCCAACAGATATGGGCATGGAACCAGAAGTAATGGACGACCCAGACTTAGGCGATGACTTTGATGTAGATCCAGCAGCCGCAGGCGAAGACAATGCAACAGGACGTGAAATGAAAGAAAGTCTTGATGTAATGGAAGAACAAGCCCTAAAAGAAAAAAAGTTCTTGGAAGCTAAAGACCGTGTGTTCCAGATGCTAGAAGCAGGCCAAATTTCTAAAGAGCAGTTTTTACAATTGCTAGGTGAGATTGATGGTTATTATATTCCACACAGAGGTGCTACAGGCGCCATCAATATGGACAATATGCACAAGGCTGTTGATAAAAAAATGAACAGAGATGTTCCTATTAGAACGGCTGTAAACTATGCTAACAAGAAAAGAGCAGGACAGGCAGGCTTGGGTGCGTTAGGACGTGGTCAAAACTGATGTTAATTAATGAAGTAATAACTAATGAAGGTCAGGGCTACGTACTAAACGGCGTAGAAGAACTTATCGTTCGTGCCAAAGCACGTGGCTTGACTAAAATTAGTACTGAAGCACTTTTAACTAAGTTAAAAGCATCAGGTTACTTCATTGAAATGGAAACACTATTAGATTTATTAAAAAAAGTTGACGCAGTAGGAGCAGCAAACCGAGAAGAAGTTACTTTAGATACAGCAATTCCTAATTCCCCTAAACAAAAAGATGATGCAACTGTATCTAAGATGGCTGCCAAACAAATTAAAAAGGGTATGAAATGACATACTATATCAACAGAGCAGAGGCTCGTGCTAAAGCGAGACAAGATTTAACTATATTCCGTGAAATAAATTATATTATGGAACAAATCTTAGACGATGCAGGTAACGGATTGTATCAAACTGTAGTTGATGACGGTACTGTAATGACAGAAAGTACTCCTACTGTGACAGCGACAGGTACTGTTGCAAATCCTACTATCACTGGAACACCTACAATAGAATTAAACGGTACTAGTGTCACATTAGGAACTACTGGCACAAACTTAAACAGTATTATTGCAGACATTAATGATGCAGGATTAACCGGTATTGTTGCAAGTAAGTCAACAACAGATCATTTAGTTATTACATACACCACATTACAGTCTACAACTTGGCAACTAGAAATAGGTGCAGGTACTGCTAATACAGATTTAGGTTTAACAGACAATTCTACTGTAACGGCAACAAATCCAGACAGTGTTTCATATTATACTGTATGGGAAGGCTCATCGTCTGACCGTGCAAAAACAGATCAAATGCAGCAAGTAGTAAAATACTTTGAAAACTTAGGTTATAGTGTAGATCAACAAATTAATACTACAACAAATAAAACATTCCGTTGGGTAATTAGTTATTGACATTTGATATGTTTTCTGTTACATTTATTAAATGTTAACAATTAATTCACCCTATCCCTATCAAGAATTTAAACGTAAAAGTGTAAACGGTAAACGTTTATACGAAAATCCTTTTGGCGATCCTGTCCCGAGTGTTACAACAATTCTTGACAAAACAAAGCCCAAGGAAAAAAGAGAAGCACTTGCTAATTGGAAAAAGCGTGTCGGCGAAAAGAAAGCACAAGAAATTGTAACTGAAGCCGCAAACGTTGGTACAATTATGCATAATATGTTAGAAAGTTGGGTTAAGAACGAAGACTATACTGGAGAACGTATCCTACAAGCAGAAATGATGGCAGAAACAGTAAAGAAAAATGTTGAGCCGCATTTACAAGAAGTCTGGGGTAGTGAAGTTAATCTTTGCTATCCAAGTTTATATGCTGGTACAACCGACTTAGTTGGCGTGTACAAAGGTAAGCCCACAATCATGGACTTCAAACAAACTAACAAACCTAAAAAACGTGAATGGATTGACGATTACTTTATGCAAGGTGCAGCATATGGACTAGCACACAATGAATTGTATGAAACTAAAATTGAAAACATTGCTATCTTTATGTGCAGCCGTGACTGTAATTGGCAATTGTTTGAAGTAGGACCAGAAGAGTTTAAAGAATGGGAAACAAAATGGGCCAAAAGAGTAGAAGAGTTCTATAATCTAACATAAATATGTTATAGAGGAAAATACAAATGGCAGATACACGTATTAGTAAAATTCAAATTAGACAAGGTAACTTTGCAGACTTACCATTATTAGATGCAGGTGAGTTGGGTTATGCAACAGACCAACATAGACTGTTTATCGGTAATACAGTTATTGAAATTGGAGCAGGTGACGGCACTACTGATGTATTTTATGTTCCAATTTTATTAAGTGATCCTACTACTATCGTTGCAGTGTTCTTAGATGGTGTTCAAGTAAACACAAGCGACTATTCTGCAGTAGGAACAACACTTACATTTGCTACTCCACCTACATTAGGTACTGCTATTACTGCTAAATATAATTCTGAAATTGAAATTAGTCGATTTTCTGCAACTGTTCCTGTTAGTTCGTCATTATCTGCCAATGGTAATTTAGCGGAAACTGGTTTTAGTATGGACACAACTGAAGCAGATGTGGTCATAATGGATTATACATTAAAAACTGCAAACGGTTTACGTATAGGACAGTTGAGATTTGGAACAGACACAGTAAATGCAACTACTGCTATCGATGATAACTATACCGAAACCGGTACTGTTGATATTGTGTTTAGTGTTGACATTTCTACAACTGATAGACTAAAACTTCTTTATACTGACAACGATAATTTACAATCAAACTTTAAGTATACATATCAACTTTGGAACAGCAACTAAACCACGGGGCTTGGTTTGAATCTCCTAGTAAAAGATTAAACATGTGGAGAGATTTCCGTAAAAGCCTTGATACAAGTAATATAGTCGAAGTATGCGACACAGTAATTAAATGGTGGCAAACTGCGCCATTGGTTCGTATTGCAATCGATCCAGTTAATTCTTCTCAATGGCCTACGCCTTGGGAAATGCTACATCAAGGAGATTTTTGTGAAGATAGTTTAGCACTTGGCATGAGTTATACAATTTACTATGCTAATCCTGCTATTGAAAATCAATTAATGTATATAACATGTAGAGAAAAAAGTTTTCAAAGATTATGTACATTGATCGACAATAAGTACTTGCTTAATTACGAACATGGTGTTATAAGTACATTACCGACCGATGAAACGTGTACTGTAAACTACAGCACAAAAATTAAAGACATTATATAATAAAACAAAGCAGGAACGAAATCCGGCTATAGTATTTTTTTTAAGGACAGAGACATAATGAGTAATATTCTAGTAACCAAACGAAACGGAGATAAAGAAGAAATCAACATTGAAAAACTTCACAAGGTAGTATTTTATGCATGTAAAGATATCAATGGTGTTAGTCCGAGTCAAGTTGAAATGAAAAGCAATTTACATTTCTATAATGGTATTACTAGTAGTGATATTCAAGAAACTCTTATTAAAAGTGCAGCAGAATTAATTGACGAAGATACCCCAAACTATCAGTGGGTAGCAGGTCGACTTATTGTCTATCATATTAGAAAAAATGTTTACGGTTCATTTGAGCCTTGTCATATTAAAGAACTTGTTGAGCGCAATGTAGAAGAAGGATGGTATGATCCTGCACTACTTGAAGATTATTCTACTGACGAATGGGATGAACTAAACGATTATATCAAACATGATCGTGACGAAAACTTTACATATGCTGCAATGGAGCAGTGGCGTGGTAAGTATCTAGTACAAAACCGTGTAACTGGTGAAATTAAAGAAACACCGCAAATGGCTTATATGCTTATTGCCGCTACACTATTTGCAGATTACCCGCATGAAACAAGATTAAAATGGGTAAAGGAATATTACGATGCTGTTAGCAACTTTGACATTAGTTTGCCTACTCCTGTTATGGCCGGGGTTCGTACTCCTCAGCGTCAGTTTAGCAGTTGTGTTCTTATTGAAACTGGTGATAGTCTCGATAGTATTAATGCTACTACTAGCAGTATTGTAAAGTATGTATCACAAAAAGCAGGTATTGGTATTGGTGCAGGAAGTATTCGTGCACTAGGTTCTCCGATTCGCAAGGGAGATGCTTATCATACAGGTGTTGTTCCTTTTTATAAAATGTTCCAAAGTGCTACTCGTAGTTGCTCACAAGGCGGTGTACGTAATGGTGCAGCGACACTTTACTATCCAATTTGGCACTTAGAAGTTGAAGACTTACTAGTTCTTAAAAACAACAAAGGTGTAGAAGATAATCGTGTGCGTCACATGGACTATGGTGTACAATTTAATAAACTAATGTACGAACGTTTAATCAGTGGCGGAGACATTACATTGTTCTCACCAAGCGATGTACCCGGACTATATGAAGCATTCTTTGCAGACCAAGACAAGTTTAAAGAACTATACGAACGTGCAGAACGCAACACACGACTACGTAAAAAAACAGTAAAAGCACTAGAACTGTTTAGCCACTTTATGGGCGAACGCAAAGACACTGGACGCATTTACTTAATGAACGTAGACAATGCTAACACACACAGTTCATTTAAACAAGAAGTAGCACCTGTGCGCCAAAGTAATTTGTGCTGTGAAATTGACTTACCAACCAAGCCATTAAATGATTTCAATGACCCAGATGGTGAGATTGCGCTATGTACATTAAGTGCAGTTAATTGGGGTAATGTTAAAAAGCCTGCAGACTTTGAACGTATTTGTAAACTTGCAGTACGTGGTCTTGATGCACTACTAAGTTATCAAAACTATCCTGTAATTGCAGCAAAAATGGCTACAATGGGTCGTCGTCCTCTCGGTGTTGGTATTATCAACTTAGCATATTGGATGGCTAAAAATGGAATGACTTACAGTGATCCGAACTTAGAAATGATTGACGAGTATGCAGAGGCATGGAGTTATTATCTAATCAAAGCAAGCGCAGATATTGCAGCAGAGCAGGGTGCTTGTCTGTGGAATGACCAAACAAAGTACAGTGATGGTGTTCTACCAATTGATACATACAAACGTGATGTAGACGAACTAGTAGCACCACAAGAGCGTATGGAATGGGATGCACTAAGAGAACAACTACGTGAAACAGGTATTAGAAATAGTACACTAATGGCGCTAATGCCAGCAGAAACTAGTGCGCAAATTTCAAATGCTACTAACGGTATTGAACCACCACGTAGTTTAGTAAGTGTTAAACAATCAAAGCATGGTGTACTAAAACAAGTTGTGCCTGGTATCCATCATCTTAAAAACAAATATGAACTACTATGGGATCAAACAAGTCCAGAAGGTTACTTAAAGATTATGGCTGTACTACAAAAGTATATTGACCAAGGTATTAGTGTAAACACAAGTTATAATCCTGCACACTATGATGATGAAAAGATTCCAATGTCAACTATGTTACAACACTTAATGATGTTTTATAAGTATGGCGGTAAGCAACTGTATTACTTTAATACTAATGACGGCGCAGGTGAAATAGATATTGACAAATTAGATAATTCTGCTAATGTAGAAAATAACGATATTGTAATTAACGAAGACGAAGCATGTGAAAGCTGCGTGATATAAGGAAAAACAATGAGTGTATTTGACGTAACAAATAAAAGTAATCATACTGAAAACTTAGCATTTCTTGACCCGTCAGGAGGTGTAACTATACAACGTTATGATACTATGAAGTATCCTAGTTTTGATAAATTTACAGATAAACAATTAGGATTCTTTTGGAGACCAGAAGAAGTAGATACATATCGTGATGGTAAAGATTTTAAAAATCTAACAGATCACGAACAACATATTTTTACAAGTAATTTAAAACGTCAAATTCTATTAGACAGTGTACAAGGTCGTGCACCAGCAGAGTCGTTTGGTAGTATTGTAAGTTTGCCAGAACTAGAAAACTGGATTATTACTTGGACATTTAGTGAAACAATTCACAGTCGTAGTTACACACATATTATTCGTAACGTGTATAACAATCCGAGTGTTATTTTTGATGAATTAATGGACATTCCGGAGATCTTAGAATGTGCAGGAGATATTTCAAAGTATTATGATGACCTTATTGAAGCAGCAGGATACTATAACCTACTAGGTGAAGGCACACATACAGTAAACGGTAAGAAAGTTGTTGTTGATTTGCGTGATCTTAAAAAGAAACTTTGGCTTGCTATTATGAGTGTAAATATATTAGAAGGTGTAAGATTCTATGTATCATTTGCTTGCTCGTGGGCGTTTGCCGAACTCAAAAAAATGGAAGGTAATGCTAAAATCATTAAGTTTATTGCTCGTGACGAAAATTTGCACTTGGGCAGTACGCAGTTACTTCTTAAAACACTTAAAAAAGATGATCCCGTTTTTGCGGAAATAGCAAAAGAAACTGAAGAAGAATGCATCAAAATGTTTACTGATGCAGTGGATCAAGAAAAAGCATGGGCTGACTATTTGTTTAAAGACGGTAGTATGCTAGGTCTTAACAAAGAACTACTCAGCGAATATATTGAACATATTGCAATGAAGCGTATGAACAATGCAGGACTTCCTAAAATCTACAATGTAACAACTAACCCGTTGCCTTGGACACAAAAATGGATTGCAGGAAGTGACGTACAAGTTGCACCACAAGAAACAGAAATTACAAGTTATGTAAACGGTGGTACAAAACAAGACGTAACAGAAGATACATTTAAAGGATTTAGTTTATAATGGAATTACTATTAACCGTTGCCTTTTGGGCACTATTCGTATATCTAATTTACAAATGGGCAGAGTCTAAAGGACGTAATGCTGCAGGCTGGGCTATTGCCGCTGCACTTATTAGTCCTCTTATTGTCGGTATTGTCTTTTTGTTTGTTCCGAAAACAATTGAAAAACAGGCTGAAGAAGCCAAGTTAATGAAAAAGTTGATGGAAGAATGATTACACTTTACAGTAAACCAAATTGTCCTTATTGTGTAATGGCAAAGCAATATCTAGAAAAACATGAGTTTGAGTTTGAAGTAATTGATATTACTGAAAATGCAGAAGCACGTGAATTTTTAATGTATCAAGGACATAGAACAATGCCACAGATTTATCATAATGGTAAATTATTAGTAGAAGGCGGCGGTATGGGACTAACAAGATTACAACCAGAGACCGTTCGTGAACTTATTGGAGATATAAATTTAGATGTTGGTGATTTCAAACTTTAAGAAAAACGATGTTATTACAATTAAACTCAGCACAGGAGAAGAATTAGTAGCACGTTTTGATGCAGACACAGGAAGCGAACTAAAAGTAATAAAGCCAACTGTACTAACACTTAACCCAACTGACGGTAAAGCAATGCTTATTCCATGGTTAATGAGTATTGATACAGGTAGCAGTGATCCTGTTGTAATTGGTAAGCAGCAGGTAGTAGCAGTAAGCAAACCGCACAAAGGCATTGCAGATGGCTACATACAAAATACAACAGGATTAGCAACAGCCTCAACTGAAGAGGCAAGTCTCATACTATAAATAGTAGTATGGCACACAGACCAATTCACAGACAAAACGATCGACGAGATTGCGGAGCGAGAACAAAAACACGTTGCAATAATGTACGTGTTAATTCTCGCTTTGTCAGTATACAAGATGATATCAATACACACACTGGTGGTGCATTAAAAGCAACAATTACTAAAGGTAAAGTTCGTGCTAATTCAATGCCAGTGATAGTTTTAAATGATCCTGCATCACCTGATCGATTGTTTAGACAAATAGGACATGAAGGTCATTCTCACGGAAATCCTAAAGCAACATCAGCAAGTCCTAATGTTCGTGCAGGCAATGGAAATTAATAATGGTAGACTATACAGATTTCTCATCAGGTATAAACAGTGCAGATGATTACTTAGATGGTAAACATCATTTAAGTGGTAAAGTTAGTGTAGGTACAAATGCAAACAAAATTGCAATTGGTGCTGAATATAGTTTTACTATGCGTGAATTATTATGTGGTATGCTAAGTGGCAACGGAGTTAAATTGCCAAACCTACAACTTGGATTAAGTTGTAGTTTACAGTCGTTAATACAAAACCCTGTAAACATGCAACAAGATGTATATGATGCTATTGAAAAAGTAGAAGATGCATTAAATGATTTTATGGATCATACAAAACTTGATAATGTTCTTGGTCGTGCAAATTTAGTATTGTCGGAAGCACAACAAGTAGCAAGTATGCTAAACTTTTGTGGACAACCAGTTGATCCAATTGCTATTCCAAATATGTTAGAAAGAGCGTTTGGTAGTTTCTTAGGACCAGGTCAAAAAATAATGAACGACATTGGTTCAATGTTACCTGATGTTAGTTGTACATTATGTGGACAAGATTTTAATCCTGGAGCCTTTGTTGGTGGTTTTTTAAATGATATTGGTAGTAAAATAGACAGTGTGCTAGCAGGAACCCTCCCTTTAAACGAAGTAGCCAGTCTCTTGTCACAAGCCGATGCATTGCGTGGAGCCGTTACAAATTTAATTAACTTTGAAAATAATATTACTGGTGCTTATAATCTAGGCGGCAGTAGTTTTAGTTTACCTGATTTTGGTTGTAAAAATAGTAATCGTGTTGGAGTATTGCACAATCCAAAAAGCGGTAATATGTCTGACAATGCAAATCTTGCAAATAGTTTAAAAAGTATATATGATAATTTAGCAGGTTATCCAGTTCAGTACATCGACCCGGACTCAGGTGAAGTCGAAGAGTATAATAATATATTTGAATTATTATTAGACGATGAGTTATTATCTATATTAAACAATGATGATGATCCATTACCAACTAGTAGTAATCAGGTTCCTTTATACGATTATTGTGGTAATATCAAAGGTTATAGAGAAGTATTTGAACAGCAAGATCAGCAAGTTAGTGATGGTACAGTACCGCAAGACATAACAGGTAATCCTGGATATAATGCAGGTAGTCTTCCAACATTTTCAACTACTGATTCTTCAACTGGTGCAAGTAGTACAACTACTATTATTAATAACAATACAACAACTACTGGCAATAATGTTCATGTAGTTAATAGCGAATCAGAGCAATTAGCATTGTCTTTGAATACAAATGATATTGTAGTAAGAACAGATATAATTTCTAGTTTTGTTAGAAAAGACACTGGATTAGTTAATACAAACTCAATGTTTGATTTTCATCCAATGGCTCTTACATTTACTAATTTTATAGCATCATTGTCGGAACTACAAACAAATGGAATAGTCGTTAAAAATGGAAATCAAGCGTTAGTACGTGGAATATATGGTACTAATAATCAAATAGTAATTAATAATTCAACAGGATCAAACGGAGATATTATTGCTAGATTAGCAGACAATACTGTTATACCTGGTGTAGGAAGTATAAAAATACCATCCGGAAGTACGTTAGATAGATCTACTGGTGAAGCAGGCCGCCTTAGATATAATACAGATACAAACAAAGTAGAAGCATTTTTTGCAGATATTAATAACTGGCGTAATTTAGATGGATCTGGTGGAACAACAACAATTACATTTGAAAATATAGGTTCTGGCTCTGAGGTTTATGCACAAACGAATATACTAACAGGCGATGCTGAGTTTCGTAAAATAAATGGTAATGCAGGTATTACTGTAACACAGAATGCCAGTGATATTACTATTAGCGATCAAATAACAGCAGAAAACATCGGCAACGAAGTTGAATTATTTTCTGCTAGAACTGGAAATACATTTCAATTTAAAACACTGGTAGGCGATAGCACAGTTAATGTAACTGATACAGGTAACACAGTTACTATTAGTAATCCTGGGTTGTTAAGAGCAACGACATCAACTACTACAGCATCTATAACAACAGATGTATTATTTGATGGAAATTCTCCACAACCTGCAACTGACGAATCTTGGTTCTTTACAGTTAAAGCAATTGGTAAATCACCTACTACCAATCAAACAAGAACTTTTAAAATTGAAGGAACTGTTCAAAATGTTGGAGGTACAATAACAATGATAGGTACTCCTATTAGAACAGACTATCAGAGAAGTACACAAGAGTCTGGCTACGATTTATGGAATGCATCAACGACTTATAATGCAGGAGATATAGTTGAATACGATTATAAACTGTGGGAAGTAGATGCAGGACAAACTGTAAATCCATTTGAAAATGATCCTGCTAACAATACAAAGTTTGTATTACATTACGACGGTTGGAACGTTACAGCAAGTGTATTCAGCAATAGTTTTAGAATTACAACCAAAGGCGATACAGTAACTGATGTTAATTGGGCTGTAAGTTTAGAAATCTTAGATATAATTTAATAAATATTACTGCAAACCAATACTTTTTGGTTGACAAGCAAGTCATCTTGCCATAGTATCTTACATAGTAAGAAAATTATGGAGGATGTCATGGCACATGACAACACTAATTTAGGCACTGAAAGGCACAACAATGAGAAGCAAAGACACTGGCAACGGTAGAAAAATATTGGCAAAGGTAGAGGTCCCATTAAGTATAGATGATATTACAACATATGCATTAAGATACTTAGATGATTTAGGCGACAACGACATGCGTGAAACTATACTGTCTAGTAATAAAAGACAGATATTCAGTTTTGCAAAACAAGCGATCTATAGATTTGGTACAGAAGAACCCAAATCGTACGTTAAAGAAAAACTTAACGGACATTATAAACCTATCAAAAAAATTGTAGAATACAAGTTTCCGGAGTGTGACTAATGGCAGAAGTAATCGATTTACGAGTCGAGCGAGCATATCGTAAAAGTGGTATTAAAGATCGAACACTACTAAAAGATATGATTAAAGAAGGTTACAATCCTTGCAATAGCGACGATGTAGAACAATATCATCGTTGGAGCGGATTTTTAAATACAATTCAAAATGCTGAATTACCAGCAAATCACGGCTGGACAGATGAAGCACTTGGTAGACTATGGAATGATATTCAAACATTAGATACTGAACAAGTGTACAATGTAAGTTACAACTTTGATGAAGAAGATTTATTTAAAGTTGAACTCGAGGATGATGAAGAATTTATATATAAACCTGATTTATCTGCGTTCTTTAAAGACGACAAATAAATATTAGTATGAGCGATACACTTGTTTTAAATGCCGACGGGCAACCCGTAAACTTTCTCCCACTTAGCGTTGTACAATGGAAAGAAGCTATCATGTATATGTATCATGATAAGTGTACAGTGATGGAGTGGTATGATGATTGGATGGTCCGGAGTCCCTCCTGGGAGACGAAAGTCCCCGCTGTGATTATGTTAAAGGATTATCTAAGACGCACCAGACAGGTGCGTTTTTCACGAGCAAACCTGTATATGAGAGATATGTATGTTTGCCAATACTGTGAAAACAAATTTGCTAAATCTTCACTAACATTAGACCATGTACACCCGTTAAGTAAAGGTGGACAAACTACATGGGAAAACAGTGTAACAGCATGTAACCCTTGCAACAGTCGCAAAGGTAATAAAGTAGGTCCAGAATGGAGACCTAAAAACAAACCATATAGACCTGGATACTTTGAACTTGTACGTAAACGCAAGCAAATGGAAATACAAGTTCGACATCCAAGTTGGTATCAATGGCTTGATTTAGAAAATAATTAAAAAACTGGTTGACAACCGAGACTTCTTATACTATATTATAGTTGTAACAAAGGGCATGGTGCCTGGCGTAACTTTATTGTAAAGGAAAAAACATGAGCAATAAGCGACCGACAAAAACCTTGCGTGAGGTTATTAAACAAGCACGTTTAACTTTAATTGCCGAGTACGGGTTTAAAGAAGCAGATTTCCAAAGATTACGTGAACAAGTTGAAGCAGCAGGGCACCAGTTTGCTGAAGGTTGTCCGATGGTTGAAATCGATATGGAAAACCCCGTAATTGATTACCAAGTACAACGTGACTTGCGTTGGAAAAACCTAATCCAAATTATTACAAACTTTGATCCACGGTTAGTACGCATTGCAGAAGGCTGTATTGTGACTGTAAACAATGATGGTAAAATTCAAATCTATGACGGGCAACACACTGTTGTTGCAATGGGACTGCTTGGATATACTGCAGTGCCACTAAAAGTAGTACGTACAGAAGATCCTAGTTTTCCTAGTTATGCGTTTGAAATGCTAAATGAAACAGGTATTAGTAAACTAACACCCGGCGACTTGCACCGCAACCGTTTAACACGTTTTGACTTGGGCAACCGTGAATTGAAAACAGTGCAAGCACGTAAGATGCAAGATGCATTTGACTTCTGTGATATTGATTTGTGTGA